CCCACATCGGAAGTATCAATTTGTGACAACCTTCCAAGGAATAAATAAAAAGCCATGGCTCCTGGACCTATGACGAGATTTTTGGGTCTCATGGTCTCTAGTAATATTGTGGAAACAAAATACGAAGATAAGAGAACACAATGAGAAACACGAGACCCTTGACGACGATTGCGGTCGGACCTTCCAGCGGCAACACGATCAGTTCGAGCATCAGAGTCAGAACACCCGGGACAACAATGTCAGCCGTCGTCACGTTGTGCTTGAGAGCATACTTGATTATGACCCACGAGAGGATAGGTACGAGTAAAAAGGAGATGCCGTGCGTCATCGGCGAGACCTGACTAATCATGAACAGCGTGGCCGGTATGGCCACTTTGGGAGCAGCAAGGTCGGGAAGCATTTACATTCTATTTATATTTTTTTACAGTACCGTTTATGTATCCGGTTGACTTCTTGGCATACGAAACTCTGATGCTTTCGCAAAATTGAAAAAAAGCGCCACGAGCAGAAGGACTACGGCCACTACAACTCTATATAATGTTTCAGCCAGGCCTGAAAACTCTGAGGATCAAACGTATCCTTGAAATGAAGACGGCGCCACAAACGCATGATGTTCATATTGATCACACAGTCTGACCAGTACTTTTCGGGCTCGTGAATAAGGGACGTGTATTCGGCCACGCCATATCGATTCAGAACACGATGATACCCGTCATACACAAACTCCTGAATACGAACGACATCTGAATAAATCTCGTCACTGTGCAGGGCCTCGAAATCTTCTGGATGCAGGGGGTCCTCACACTCTTCACAATCCGAGTCGGAGTTTGGTACCTCCTGGTCGGGCCGTCTGAAGAGGGCGTCGCGCGCGTATTCGTCACTGAGTCCCATTTTACTTGATGTTACAGAGTGTATCGTTTTTATATATCAATGATCATGACTCTCTTGGATGCACCCTGATAGGTGAATGGATGGTTCGTCATCGGGTTCCCGACTGGCCGCGGACCTCCCATTGTGAGATCGCCGATTTGTGGAGGCGCTGCCGTTCCGGGTACTACAGGTAGGGGCATAACAGGAGCCGCGGTTCCGGGCGCCGCAACGACCACCGGAGCCGCCCCGGGCGCCGCAACGACCACCGGAGCCGCCCCGGGTGCCGCGACGACTGCAGGAAGGGTCGCCGTTGGCAGTGTCGCCACTTCTGCATCGGAAAGCGCCCGCGACCACCAGAAGCCATCCTTGATGGTGGCCTGTCCAGTGAGTTGACTCCCCGTATTATTCCAAGTGAAGTTGTTCGTGGGCTGAGATTTCAGTGTAACTCCAGCTGCCGTTGTTGATTCATTGACCTTTGTGCCATTTATGTACAGTCGCAGGGTATTCGTATCGGCAACCATTGTGATGTGAGTCGGCTGATTTGGAACCAATGGAGCGGAGTTTCCAAAGACCTGGATTGAGTCAGTGGCGCCAGAAGATATGCCCATCCTGACACCGACGGTACCCGCAGGAGGCTGCCCCGGGTCTTGTGGTGGGAAAATGAACACAAGAGGCGAGTTGGCTCCAGGAACGATGCCATTATTCCATGAAGGACCGGATACGTTTTGAATAATTTCTTTCCATGTTCCGCTCACATCCGTGAGTTTGAGGTTGAACGCAAGTGTAAACTGAACAGGGCCGCTTGTGCTTATGACGGGCTGGTTGAGTACAGGTACAGGTGTTCCGTTTGGCGTAATTCCCGTACTATCCGCGAGAATGGTCGCCCCTGAAGGAACATCTGCGTACCCTGAAGCATTCCTAAGAAGAGCGAAAATCAGGACGATCAAGAGGGCGGCAATTATCCAATCCAAGACGTCCATTACTACTGTAAAATATTATTTTATATATCGATACAAATCTTCTTGGAAGGAATGTTGGCTGCGAATGGAAGTGGTGCCGTTGAGCTTGTCATGGGAGTGGGATACATGGGGACTGCGCCGCCTGCGGGGACTGCGCCGCCTGCGGGGACTGCGCCGCCTGTGGGGACTGTGCCGCCTGCGCCACTCATGGAGAGCGGACCGGCAGGGACTGCGCCACTCGCAGGGACTGCGCCACTCGCAGGGACTGCGCCACTCGCAGGGACTGCGCCACTCGTGGAGAGCGGACCTGCGGGGGCTGCGCCGCTTGTGGGGACTGCGGCGGAAATCACCCCACCACCTGTTTCAGGGCCGTCATAATAGCCTGATGACCGTCCGATGGTCATCCACGCTACTAAGAGAACAAGGCCAATAGTGATCCCGTCGAGAATCTTACCGGTCTTGTACATTATTTTATACAATTATTTTTTCTCATTTTTAAGTCCAGACACACTCACGGTCGAAACATCTTTCGTGGGTTGTGCCGCCTCGATGGCGGTCAGAGCCTGATCGACACGAGCGCCATCGCCATTGAAGAAATTGAGCAGGCCCGTGCGAATAACCTGTTTCGTGATGCCCCCCTTTGATGTCTTCTTTTTGAGATTCACCTTGACCGTATCCTTGACCTTGACGGTGTCGATATCATTTGTGCTCATATGCTCGGTAATTTGAGACTTGAGCTCCTTCTCACGTTTGTTAAGGGCAGAAAGATCCTGACGAGCAGCCGCCAAAGTGAGTTTTAGACCGATCCATTCTTTCATAACTTCCGAAAAGTCCATTTAGTATTATTCTTGAAAGAAATGAACGAAAGAGCGCGCATCACTGGTATTCTGGGCTTATTTCAAAGCGAGGGCGCATGGTGTCTGGGGGAATCGTGCTGAGGTTGAAGATGGATACTGGAGTGCGGGGGTTGATGGGCTCGGAGCGGAAATCGCGGTTCGCGTTGCGGAGCACACCGCCGATCGTCTCGGGATAGCCAATCTGACTGCGGGGATCGAGGTAATTCTGACCACGCAGGATGGCGTCTGGGGCGAACTTACCAAAATCCTCCATGACCGTCACCTCGCGAGGGATGAGGCCCGCTGCGCTGACATCGTAACTCATGCTGTTCGCAGCCATGGGACCTGCGGCGGCGGCGTTATACGTGGCACCCGGGCGATCGAGCTCACCTCCTGATACCATAGAGGCATAGTAACTCGCCTTGGGCATGAAGAGAGCGGCTACGAGGAGGCAAAAAAGGACAATTGCCACTATAGTCTTGCGGGTAGGCATTTGTTATTATATATATACTTTTTTCTGGAGCTAGTCTACATAGTCGGTCGGGTCCTCCTCCGTCTCGACCTCATCCTCAAACATGTACTGGGTAGGGAAGGATGAAGGGCGGTCCCCACCGCGGATACGGGCCTGAACCACGCGCCAGACCGGTCCGAAGGATTTCTTGAGAAACCACAGACCAGACAACTCGATGAACAGATCGCACTGCGCGTCGGGACCCACTGACGAGAGCTCGATGGGCTCCTTCTGGCTGTTGAACGCCTTGGTTATAACGGTACCCTTGAGTTTGGCCAGACTGGCGCTCAAGCATCCATCTGTGACGCTTCCCTGGTAGGCGCTCTGAATGGTCTCGTCGCTGAGCTCACGGCCGAACCAATCCACCTTGGACTCTTTGGCCTTTGCGACAATCTCCTCGTCAATGGCCGAGAATTTATCCTCTGGCACTTCGATAGTCAGTGAAGAGCCCCCGAGACCCTCCTGGATCTTGACATTGTTGAGCTGGATCATCTGGCCAGTAATCTTCAGAAAGTACCGACCATCTGGCAATTTCTGAGGCGCTGCAAACTGCATTATGGTTTACTAACTAAAATATTCTTTAAGAGTAATGTGCAGTATAGACTGCCAATGTCTTCCTGGACCGACTGGAACTTTTTGCGGTTGGATAGGAAAGTCGGACGGTATAGTCCGTCCGTGCAATCCCGGATGTTGTCAGCCTGCGTGCGATGGTCCGCCACCGTCGACATTAAGTCAATATCAAGCAACGACGGGAGTCGGCCTGCCTCCTGGGTTTGGTCTGGACCTGATGACGAGTGAAAGAGCCACAAAATTTAAACTTGAATCAGATTTTGAAGTGCTGGCGCCAAACTACGGGCCCGAGTATCACCGACGGTTCTTCTGGTTGCTCTTTCTCGTGGGTCTGATGGTTCTCATGTCACTTTTCTTGATATAAAGAGACGTGCCGTCGATACGTTAGAAATGGCCACCCTTGACTCGATCACTCTTGAGATTTCGAATGTACAGAAGGACCTGAAGGCGCTGCGCAAGATGATCCGCAAAGTTCTCGGGGACATTGACGATCCGACTGGCGAGAAGAAGGAGGCTCGCACGAGGAACAATGGATTCAACAAGCCTCAGGTTGTGACCGATGCCCTGCGCTCTTTCCTGAAGCTGGGACCAGACGAGATGGTCTCTCGCTCTCAGGTGACCAAGGCTGTGAACGCGTACGTGACGGAGAAGGAGCTCAAGAAGGGTCAGAACATCACTCTGGATGAGGCGCTTCAGAACCTGCTGAGCCCACCAGAGGGCACGCAGGTGACGTTCCTGAACATTCAGAAATTTCTGAATCGCCACTACGTGAAGCAGGACAAACCCGTAGAGACTCCGGCGCCACCGCCTCCTGCTCCAGTCGCTGACAAGCCGCCGCGCCCAAAGGTCAAGAAGACGTCCACTTAAAAATAGAGATTGTATAATAACAAAACATGGAGGTTCCGACCGGTCCTCCCAGAAGTGTCCTGGACGCACTTGTGGGAACCAAGGTGAAAAATACTGAATACTATATTCGCGCATTTACCCATAAATCAGCGCTTAAACGATACGAGGGACTCACGTCTTCGTACGAAACGCTCGAATTTATGGGTGATTCTGTTCTCGGGTTTGTCGTGACGAAATGGCTTTTTGATCGTCACGAAAAAGAGCAAGAGGGGTTTTTAACCAAGGCGCGTACCAAGATGGTCCGTGGCACGACCTTGTGCGAGATTGCCAAAGAACTTGGTTTTGAAAAATGGATCCTTATGGATGAAAAAGGCATTCGTAACGGCTGGAACACAAATCCCAAGATTCTCGAAGATGTCTTTGAGGCGTTCGTGGGTGCCATATATCTTGACCTTGGGATGGTGTATGTAAAACAATTTATTTTAAAATCTTTTGAAAGAATTGAGACTGATGTGAACTTTGACGACAATTACAAAGATCAACTTATGCGGTGGTGTCAGGCTGAGAAGATTGATTTACCCGAATACAAAGTTGAAACAAATGTCAATGGAATATTTGCTGTGTCACTTGTAGTCGATGGCAACAAGATGGGATGTGGCTACGCAAGTACCAAAAAACAGGCGGAACAAAACGCGGCAGAACTCGTACTTAAGACGGACGCACGCTTTAAGAAACATGGACCACAGGGTGGCGGAACTTCTAAATCGCCCGTACTTTGAACAACGAAGCGACGAATGGCTGGCTCTTCGCGAAAATATGCTCACGGCCAGTGATGTGGCGAGCGCGCTGGGTCACAATCGGTATGAAAAGCCCGATGATCTTTTATTGAAAAAAGTTTTGAAAAAGGCTTGGGCAGGGAATGCCGCCACTGCACACGGAACACTTCTCGAACCGGTCGCCCGAGACTTGTATGACGCGCTGACAGGCCGAAAGACGCACGAGATTGGACTGGTTCAGCACCCAAAATATCCATTTTTGGGGGGATCTGCCGACGGTATCACGGAAGATGGTCTTCTGGTCGAAATCAAATGTCCGTTGACTCGAAAAATTGAAGACAAAGTCCCCGAGCACTACCTTCCTCAAATTCAACTTTTACTCGAAATTTTAGATTTTGAAGATTGTGACTTTGTTCAGTACAGGCCAGCGACCAGCAAACCTGTCAAGACGAAAGGACCATGTGAAGAGGATGGCACCGAGCCCCTTGACGCAGAGGTTCATGTTTCTGAAATTTTAATGATTACACGAGTAAAACGGGATCGCGCTTGGTTTGAACAACATATCAAGACGATGGAGACCTTTTGGGGGCGCGTTGAGCACTCACGAAAAAATGGGCTGTGTGAGGTTGAGTGGGATGAGAAACAAATAACTTGTGAAGTCGTAGAGGACTACGATGGACCCTGTTTGGAAGTGTCCACACCGACCCAAATTTCTGACCTGCAAGGAATGCAAGGGGAACTTTTGTGCGAAGTGTATTCAGCTTGAGGTCCATTTCTGCCCCAACTTGGAAACACGTCTGAAAAAAGAAAGGGGTAATCTTGAGAAAAATCTTGTCAAGGTGGTTGCTCCTAAACTTGTTAAAATTTAATTAATACAAGTGCAACAAGTATAAGGAAAATTATAAATATCATAGGGCCTGGTTCCCCGCGGCGCCTCCGACCGATATAATCAGGAAGTTTTTGAGACCCAATAAAGTCTTTATCATAGACGTAGTTGAAGTTGAGATCGGGGCGGACCCATGACGGATCGCCATTCCAGTTTTGATATTTTCGCGCGGGAAAGGCGGGGAATGGCGCGGTTGGTTTACCGGGCATGGTCTGGAACCACATGTTGCTCGCTTCATTCAGTGCCATTGCGTCGAAATTTTTGAGGTCACGGTTGGTGTCGAGACGTTCACTTGGGCGTTCGTCATATGGACGCGTAAAGGTCCCATCTGGCTGCCAATTATGTGACCCATCCGAGGACACGCCAAACGTGCCTGTCCACGTGTACGGATTGAAGCGATTTATGCTTAGGTCATCGTCTTGCATAAGCGCCGTGGCCATTAATAGACTCCTACATTTTCTTTGTAGACCTTGCTCTGGACCTTTTCACGGTGAAGATTCCACATGTGATCCAGGTCAATGTTTAACATTCCCGCAAGTTGGAACAAATAACTGAACACGTCGCCCATTTCCTGGGTCACGTCAGTTCCCCGGTCTTTCTTGAGGCCCGTTTTGCGATACGTCCTCATCATCTGACGAATAGCGCTCGCGAGTTCGCCACTCTCCTCTGTGTAAAGCATCCAGACGGTACTTACAGTCGCCTTGTCCCATCCTTTGTTTCGACACATCTGCATTGTCTCATCTCGATACTGATTCATAGTTACCTAATGGGCCTATGACCTGTTTAACTGTGCAAGAGGCTTGCGAAACTTTAGGACCAGGAAGATGCACGCAAAAAGCAGGAGCATTTCCGTCGCTAGTTTCGAGTTTTCAACAGTTTCCTTGCTCGCCCCGCGCGCCACGACCCGGGGCTCGATGACCACATTACTGAAAAGGCGAATCGACCGATCTATGGCGAAAAAAATGAAAAATCCCACGAGAATGTCATCAAGTGTCTTCATACTAAAATCCAAATTTATAATTTTGAGGAAGTTTATTTCCATATGTACTCGTGCTGACCGGCCGGGAATCAGGTACTGGATTGGCCGTGATGTCGCGAATGTACACGAGTTGCTGGAGAACGCCCGTCTCGATCGTCTGTGCCGCCTCTGTAACGACGGCGCGATTCATGCCGCTGACCTGGCCCTTGACGTTTGTGTACGGGTCGCTTCGCATATTCACATAGACTTTCTTCATCAGCGACTGAAGATCAAAATCGTTCTGACGGTCAATCGTGTACCCCGTATTCGTCTTGACGGTCTGAACGATCGCCGCGTGTATCTGTTGGCGATTAAATTCAGAAAAAAAGGCAGAGTCGAGCGGCGTGGGGAGATACTTGGTCGCCATTACTAATGATCGGCATAAAAAAATAGACCACTTATAATGCAAATGAAGGTCATCAAGCGCGACGGGTCAGAGGAAGAGATGCTCTTTGACAAAGTCACTTCGCGGATCCGCAAGTTGTGCCAAGGATTGAATGTCGCCCCGGACAGGGTCGCTCAAAAAGTTTTTTCAAGTATGTATGACGGAATTTGCACGAGCGAGATTGATTCTCTGAGTGCAGACGTGGCTATAGACTTGATGACCGAGCAGCCAGATTATGAGACGCTCGCGACTCGACTGACTGTGAGCAACATGCACAAGACGAGCCCCACGTGTTTCAGCGATTGTGCCCTGGCCCTCCACAAAAAGGGACTCGTGAGTGATGTGTTTATCAAACATGTCACGCTCGCCTTGGACGCTATGATTATTCATGACAATGATTATACCTACGGTTTCTTTGGCATCAAGACGCTTCAGAGGAGTTATCTCCTGCCGGGAGAGACGCCACAGTACATGTTGATGCGTGTGGCCGTTGGTATTCACGGCGGAGACGCCCCTCGAGTCGCCGAGTCGTACCGTTTCATGTCCGAAAAGTACTTTACGCACGCCACGCCGACTCTGTTCAACGCAGGGACCAAGAGGCCCCAAATGGCGAGCTGCTTTTTAGTCGCTATGAAAAATGATTCGATCGAAGGAATTTACGACACTCTCAAAGAGTGTGCGCAGATTTCAAAATGGTCGGGAGGTATCGGCCTACACTGTTCGAATGTACGGGCTCGAGGGACGCCTATCAAAGGTACAAACGGGGTCGCCGATGGACTCGTTCCTATGCTCAGGGTCTTCAATAACACGGCTCGTTATGTGAATCAGGGTGGAGGGAAGCGCAAGGGTTCGTTTGCCGTGTACCTGGAACCTTGGCACGCCGACATCCTCGAATTTCTCGATTTGCGTTTGAACCAGGGTGACGAGGAGGCGCGGTGTCGAGACCTATTCACGGCCCTGTGGATCCCTGACATGTTTATGAATGCTGTCGAAAAGGACCATGATTGGTGGCTTATGTGTCCTCACGAGTGTCCCGGACTCCAAGACGTCCATGGGGCTGATTTTGTAGAACTCTACACTCGGTACATCTTTCAGGGCAAGTTTCGAAAGGTCACGAAGGCCCGTCAGATTTGGGACGCCATTCTTCGTTCGCAGATTGAGACCGGTACGCCTTACATGTGCTACAAAGATTCTATAAATGCCAAGTCAAACCAGAAGAATATTGGCACCATCAAATCGTCAAACTTATGCGTCGAAATTGTAGAGGTCTCCACATCTGATGAGACTGCCGTGTGTAATTTGGCCAGCATCTCTTTGCCCGCGTTCGTCAAGAGTTCGGGCGAGTATGATCATCAAAAGCTCCATGAAGTGACCCGTGTCATCACCAGGAATCTAAACAAGGTCATTGACAATACGTATTATCCGACCGAGCCGGCCCAAAAGTCGAATCTTCGCCATCGTCCGATTGCCATTGGCGTCCAAGGCCTCGCGGATGTCTTCATGATGCTCGGGCTGGCGTTCGACGATCCAGTCGCACGCCAACTCAACAAAACTATTTTTGAGACGATATATCATGCGGCTTTGACAGCCTCTGTTGATTTGGCCAAGACGGATGGCCCGTATGAAACCTATCAGGGATCTCCCGCATCACAGGGGGTGCTTCAATTTGACATGTGGGGAGTGACGCCTGATATGTACGAATGGGATGCGCTCAAAGAGACCATCAAGCTCCATGGTCTCCGTAATTCTCTTTTGGTGGCGCCAATGCCAACCGCCTCGACGGCCCAGATTCTCGGGAACAACGAGGCATTCGAGCCATACACGACCAACTTGTATCTTCGACGAACTTTGGCCGGAGAGTTTGTCATGATCAACAAGCACCTGGTCCGTGACTTTCAGGCACTTGGCCTCTGGTCAAAAGGTCTCAAGGATCAAATCATCGCCGCCAATGGGTCGGTCCAGGACCTTCCTGGATTGTCGGATGCTCTCAAGCAGGTCTACCGTACAGCATGGGAGATTCCTCAAAAAAGTCTTTTGGATATGTCGGCTGACCGGGGAGCCTTCATCGATCAGTCACAATCTCTGAATGTATTCATGGAGAATCCCAGCATGGCCAAGTTGAGCTCTATGCACATGTATGGATGGCACAAGGGGCTCAAGACGGGCATGTACTATCTGAGGACCCGCGCCAAGGCACAGCCCATCAAGTTTACAATCGATCCGGCGCTCGCGTGTTCTCGTGAAAATTCCGAGAATTGTGAAATGTGCTCAGGTTAATAATTGATGATGAAAAATCGACCTGTTTTTTTGCGTGTGATATTCTTGCGCTTGATAGGAGACGGCTTCCGTTTCTTGAGCGGTGATAGGCTCTTCGCTTTGCGTCGAGGGGCGGATTTTCTCACAGAAGCCAGACCGCTCAGCGAGTTGGCCCTTCGCATGGGGCTGGGAAATTCGCGTATGGGCGCAAGACCGGATGGCCGTCGAGTCGCACTTGAACGATATTGACCCGGGCGTTGACCTTTAACACTATGAGGCATCTTACTTAAAACAAACAAAATAGTATTATTAAATGCCAAAGTGGAATGAGGTGAACCTGAAGGATCTAGAGATTGATACGGGACGCGGTCGACCAAAATTCGGGATGAACGGCGGACCGCTGAAATTTCAGCTGCCCCGGGGCGTGTGCCAATGGGGGTACAATCCCGAGTACAAGTCATTTCAGGTGAGTCTGTGCGATCCGGCCTTTATCAAGTGGTATCGAGAGCTCGAAGCGGAACTATGTACTGACTCGCCTTTCAGGTCAAATCTAAAAGATGGTCAAATGCGCCTCAAGGCGGACGACTCGACGCTTTTTTTCGGACCTGACGGGACGATGCTCACAGATGGACCAGAACGCATGAAAGGGGCGGACATTTCATGCATTATGGAAATTTCAGGATCTTATTTTTTTCAGGAAATATACGGATTGACGTGCCGCGCGACTCAGGTCCGCCTATGGGACACAAGCCCGAAACACTTCGGGGCCGAGGCCATCGTCGGTTCACCGCCCGAGGTCGTTGTTTCTCGGAGGGTACTGCTGGATGACTGATTACATCATCGCCTTGGCCGTCTTGTAGAGTTCCGAGCCTTTTGTCGGGAAGGCCATCTCCTTTTTGGGGATGCCGAGCTCTTTCTTTGCCTTGATGACCGCCTTTATCCATGGGTTGGCCTTGGCGCCCTTGGCCTTTTCTTTGCTGACAATCTCACCCGTCTTGGGGTTGCGCTTGAGATCCTTTTTTGCGAGTCCGCCGCTTGTGTGATGAGCCGTTCCGTTCATCACCTGAGAGCGCGAACCAACCGCCTGCGTGTGAGTCATTTATTGTTATCCGACAAAATATTTTCAATTCTTAATCAAATGAGTAATGATTTTGAATTCTTAATCAAAGGAGAAAAGAGGAGCTTGTAGTGTTTCTCAGATGCTTTCTGCGATGGCCGCGACCTGGGATTTTCGGGATCACGCGATCGCCGACGGACGAGGATGTGGTGGCGCTGTGCGGCGACAATCGCGCGTCTGCGGGCCCGGTAGGCGCGGTCAAAGGCGGCCAGAGCATCGCGGTGTTTTTTAGAGAGTTGTTTTAATGTCATACCATGTGTTAATTTTTAATTCGGGGCCCAGGGGTGATCAATGACGGATGCGGCGTCGCCGGCCCAGCGATACTGATCACTCATCTGATCAGGCGGATAACTCACAACTTTATAGCTCGACTTGCTCATAAGGGACCAGTAGACGAGGAGGACAACAAGAGCAATGACTATAATCCGCATTACAATTACACACTAAAAATCTTACGGATGGCCCTGGCGGTCACGCCACCCTTGAGTGTCGTGGGCAGCTGCGTTCGGAGGCGCTCGTCGTTGAGAACCTCGGCACATACGGCCGACTTGTGGCCCTGGAGATCGATGATCGATTGTTCAATACTCGGAAGTCCGCCCACCTCGGCATAGATGAGCTTCTTGACCCACACTTTGCCTGTTTGGCCGTTGCGGTGGGCCCTGCAAATAGCCTGGAGTTCCGTGGCTGGATTCCACGCCGGACACGTGATATAGACTCTTGTGGCTGACTGTAGGTTCAGACCGACGCCGCCGGCTTTTATCTGAATAAGGAACACGGGCGCAGGGCTCGATGTGCTCTTCTGGAACTGCTCGATGCGTTCAGCACGCTTGGCCGTGTCGATCGAACCGTCTATTCTGAAGACGGGGGTGCCGGCCGCGTGGAATCGCCTGTGGAGCTCGTCCATCTCGCCTGTGAATTGGCCAAATATCAGCGTCTTTTCCGTCGGGTGTTCGTCGACCATTCGCATCAGCGCATCTATTTTGACCGACTCGCCGCGCCAAGCTTCCGGATCGCGCGCCTCCTTGATAGCCATACCATCCAGGTACAACTGAGGCCAGGCCATAACCTGCCTGACTCGCAAGAGGCACTCGATTAGCTCCATCTGATGGATGTTTGCAGTGCCTTGTGCGAAAATCTCGGCGATCGTCCCTTGACTCCTGCGGTACACTTCGTGGTACAGGGAAGCCTCGTCTTCATTCATTTGGAGCTCGACCGTTTCGATATCACACGGCGGGAGTGTGAACCGTTCGCAGTCTTGTTTGGTCCGCCGCAAGAGGTACTTGGCGCGAATATCATCCGTGTAGCACTGAATGTGCGTCTTGGGAAGTCCCACGAAAGCCCCCAAAGTCACGAAATCCCTGATTGAGTTGAAGATGGGGGTGCCTGTAACGACCCAGCGAATCCGGCCCTTGAGGGTCCGAGCAGTCACTGTCGTCTTGGCTCGGTGGTTTCGAACCTCGTGACCTTCATCGAGAATGATTCGATTCCATGTGACCGCGACGAGAGGACACACGGGGGATCCCTTGCGTTGAGCGAGCACAGAATATGGCGCGATGGTCACTTGCGCAGCTGGATCCAAGGTGCGCTTCGGACCATCAAAGAGATGGACGCTCAAGTGGGGCGCAAACTTTGCAATCTCCGCCTGCCACTGCATCACAATGGATTTGGGCACGACAATCAAAGTCTTTGGAACGGGGTTTTCTATCATAGTCGCAACGAGCTGGACCGTCTTACCCAGGCCCATCTCGTCACAAAGAAACCCGCCCGGATAGTCCGAGGCGCGTTCACGACCTAGGAGCCATTTGACGCCCTCGCGCTGGTGCGTGAGAAGACGGCCTTGGAGAGCCATTTGGTTTTGGTCCAGGGTCCCACCTAACACCACTCTTGGTCACAGGACCTTTTTTCGCTGACCCTAGTAGGATGCCTGACGAGGGCCGTGTTGTTAAACTTCTTGCTGAAAAGTTCAAGACCCTCATGCCGAGCCAAATACAGTCTCAGGTCGTGGCCGCTCCGCCGAGACAACAGGCCGCCGCAGCCGCCGCAGCCGCGACTGTT